CGATTCACTCCTAAGTTGCGTTGGGCTTCGTTCTGAAGCTTGATTGCAGTCTCATACTGCTCTGCTTGTAACTGCTCATCTTTTTGCGTCAGACGGGCAGTTTCAATCCTCTCCTTGGTCAGATTGTTTGTGGCGTTAAGCGCTACATCCAACTGATCCCTTGCTGCTGCGCGTTGCTGCTCTGCTTGCATGCGTGCCATGTTCAACTGCCCTTGCTGCTGCATGTCAGCGCCCTTAAGTTGCATCTCAGCCTGATCGCGCTGGGCGCGGCGTTGGGTCTCAGCAAGGCTCGTTTCCTTCAGGACCTGAGCCTCAGGCGGAAGTTGCGGCTGCGGTGTCAGTTGCTGCATAGCCTGCAATAGCTGCTGCACGAGCGGCAGGATCTGCGAGAAGGCCTGCTCACTGTCTTGCTTCACATGCTGTGAAACTAATGCCAGCGTCTTATCAATCTCTGGCGTCATGCGCTCGTTCTGGTACTCATCCTCATCCAGCGGCTTACCACGAAGCTTCTTCAAGTAGCCTTGGCTGCGGTTGAGATACCAAAGCACCATGTGCTGTTTAATGTGCTCCAGTGCCCGCGGCAGATAAATGCTTGCCATGATGGGGTTGCCACCAAATGCCGGGTTGAGCGCGAAGTCCAAGTGCGATTGGATGTGCGCCAAGTGGTCCTGGTGCATGTAAGCGTAGCCATTTTGGCCTAATGACATAGCCACATTCTCATCAATGGCCGAAAGTTCATTAGGTGCCGGCGTATTCTTGAGCAATTCGTTGTAAGCAGGGATTTTTAGCTGCTTTAAGAGTCTTTCTTCAACGGCACGGCGGTCATAGAGGTCTGGTGCCTTATCCGAGCGGGCCAATACCGCCTGAATCTGGGCCATGCGCTGGGTTTCGCTGAAAATATGCGGGTCAGAGACCGGAACCACGTCACCATTACGCTCAAAATCCTCAATCTCAATCTTTAGGTCTATAACAACCTCGCCCTTGCGCATATCTTTGAGATACCAGCGGTTTAAGCGACCCAAAACCTTGAGCAAACGCGCTTGCGAAGAGTGCAAACGACTGTGGATGGCAGAAAACACCGCAGCACCCTGCTCAATGAGGGCTTGTGTGGTGCCTACAGGCGCTTGTGCGTTCACGTCGGCTATCTTTTCCTCAGCCGTGGTCACAACGCCCTTTGTAGCCTTGTCTAGCCAGCCTAGAAGCTCGAATAACACTGCCGATGGAGGGTTGAACGGCATGGGCATCGCAAGCTTGCGAATGTCGTCCACGCCTGGTGCCGCTTCGATCTCCACCACCTGCGTAATATCGACCTGTTGGCTTTGGCCAGAGACCTTAGCCGACTTAAACTTGAGTAATGCAGGCGCATTATTGATGTGCGCGGCATCTAAAAGCGCCCGTAAGCTACCCGTAAGCGCTGCTGACAGGCCACCAATCAGGTGTGGCATGCCAATTGCGTAGGCACCACGCCACGGAATGAACTTGTACTCGATAACCCAATCCAACTTGGTCATCGTTTCATCGCCATCTTCCCAATTTCTATACAAACCGATGACTTCATTGTCCAGTTTGTCAATCATCAGAATGTATGGGGCCATCTCACCGTCAGTAACGCTGTCCTCTTCAACTTCGAGGTAGGTGTAGGTGTGATAAACCGTGCGTAAACCGTCGTCATTCTCATCAAACTTGCGGCCTTCAATCTTGTTATTGGCCTTTTCTGCGTGCGTCTCGTCCGGCTCCATCGTGGCGCGGATAATTGACACGTCTTTGTACATGCCCGAGTCAATGCGCTGCTTAAATTCAAACTCCGTGATCTCGTGGATCTCGGTAGCACGCTGCGCAGTGTAGAAATTAGACGCGGCAAACGGGATCAGGACCTTGTCGATGGGCAAAAACTCAGCACAAGGACGCTTTCTGCGCTCGTCATACCAAAGTTTTAGGTACTGCGAGCCGCCAAGCGGCAGTTGGGTGAGCAATTGCTCTTGCTCGTCCTTAAATTCTTCGATCTGCTCGGTCAACTGCCAGTTCATCCAGTCGCGTTTGCGCTCGGCACGCTCTGTTTTGTCCTTATCAACCTTGCCTAAGATCTTGGTTTTGACTGGGCCATCAGGCGGGAAGAGTTCCTTGATGGCACGCGAGGCAAAATCCACGCAAGCTTCAGCCATCGCCGGGTGGACAACCTTGCTGGCACCCATGAATGTGGCACCGCCTGGGGCATCTTTACCCATGCCGGTACGCTTTAGACCCTCTTCGTACTGCTTATCGCGGTCTTCGCGGGCTTGCTTGTCCTTGTCGATCAGGTTGACATATCGCATGGCCAGCGCTGATAGCTTGATGCTATCTATTTTCTCGGCCAGGTTCTCGTAAAAGTCTGGCGACTCGTCTGGACCCTTCAAGTCATCGAAGTGAACCCGCACGGAACCATCAGGAAGCTCTTCAAGTTCTGCCGATTCTTCAGGCAACTCAACCTCAAGACCCTCTTCTTGACCCTCTTCATCCTGCATGGGATCAATGTAGCGGCCATATTCCTGCTCAATGGGCATCTCAGGCATATTTCTTTCCTTTATTTACTGCTTTAGGCAACTCTTTTGCCATCTTGACTACCATGGCTTGCACGTCGGGGTTATCAGTAAACCTTACCGTCCCGCCTTTTGCCTTAAGAAGACCAGGCTCGTCTTTTTTTAGTGGATTGAAAGCGGCAAAACGAGAGCGAACCTGCTTCGTATCAAATGGAATGACTACTCGGTGCTGTGCTCCACCGCCTTTACCGCCAGCATCTACGATGCCATCAAAGCCTAGCTTGCGAAGCTCTGCAGTGACTTTGTCTGGAATAGACGTCCAAACGTATGAGTTCTTGCCTTCAGCCATGTCCTTTTCAAGCTCTGCAACCCACTCTTTGGGGGTGAACCTGACATTTTTTGCCCATTGATCAGGGCCATACGCTTGCTTGCGGGTTCTGTCTTTTGCAAAAGCTTGTTTTAAGGCTGGAATGACTCTGCTCTCAATCACTTCAGCGTCTGTAGTCGTAAGCGGGTTGTTAAGCCTAGCCTTGCCTGTTAAAACGCCCTGCGCACTTGACCATGGAGCATTCTTTTGCGAGATTGGAAACGGAAAGCCTGCAAGCTCAAAAACCTTAGCAAGCTGCTCCTCGTTGTTGTAAAGCGTTCCGCTGTCATGCCACATAATCCTGAGCGCTGTAAGCGGATTACCTTTAGCTTCGCGCTGAAGATAGTAATCAATCGTTTTGGGGTCCATGATCGAGCCGCCCATTCCCTCAGGGTGCAACACCAAGTCACCCGTTGCTTCTTGAGGGTTGGCGTATCCAATACGCTTAACCTTGGAAATAATTTCTTGCTGCTTTTCTCTTGGCAGGAAATAAAACGCCTTTTCGACAGGAATATCTTGATTGGATCTATAGCCAAGGTTTTTGGCGCTAACCGTAAAGTAATCAGCAACATTCCCTTCGTCTTGTGCAAGCCTTGACGTATCGCGCTTGCTAGTCGCATAAGTTGATGCCATTTGTTTGCTTTCAGTACCAAACGGCATCGGACCGGATGTTGCCCTGCGCGGGTCTAATGCGCCCTTCTCTAGCAAGCGATCCAAGCGCTCTGTGCCATGGTAAAAATCTTGATAACCCATGGCTGCAGCACGCATATCTGGCGTGTTATCTGGCGGCAACCCTAGCCCGCCTTGCTCAACGGGCAATGCGGCTGCACGCTGTGCTTCTAGCAGGGCTTTGTCTTGCGGCGCTTTGAAATTTTTAGCTGACGCAATATTCCCAACACGAGGGCTTTCCTCAACCTTTACGGCTGGTTCTGGCACGCTGACACTTGTCTTTTGTGGCGCATCCTCTTTTGGAGCCTGCAAACGTAAACGCTCTTGTTCCGCAGCCTTTCGTGCTAAAGCTTCGCGTCTAAATGCTGCTGTAGGAATGGCTTTGTAGTCATTTGCTAGTGACGCCTCTTGCGCTACATCACCGATTACATCAACCGCCTTGCCTAACTTCGACGCTTTCCCTATCGTCGCTGGCAAGCCAATCATCGGTAGCATTGACGCAGCTTGGCCGATCTTCTCTAAGTCAGTGCCACCAGCGCCAGACATGTACCCGCTTGCAAGTTGCGATGCGGCTGATACGGGGGCGCTTTCTCTGATGGCTTGCAGAGCTTTCTCTATATCTTCTCGGCCTTCACCAAAACCTTTGGCTTGCATGATTCCCTGGGGCTTGGTCTTACCCATGAATCTAGCCGTGGGATCGCCACCGTCTTGCATGCGGACAGAACCGCCATCCTTTAAGCCCAGCCGCTCACGCAGGCTTCCGCCGTCCTTTAACCCAAGCCTTGCCCGTAAGTTGCTCATGCTAGCCCCTTGTGTTGTGCGGATGATACTGCTTTCAGGTTAAGCCGCATAGGGATTGGTCTTCGTGATGCCAGCGTCAATCAGGTCTTCCTCGTCGTAGTCATCAGGCGGTGGCGGATCGATACTGAGCCAGCCAGCATCGCGCAGGTATCTCAGGGCCTGGCTGAACGCATCCACAAAGTCGTCGTGCGTCGTGTTGGGGAAGCTGCAGATTTGCGTGATCATGGCCTCAGCCCAATCCCTGACAAAGCCAGCATTGACGCTTGACTCGGGCACATAGACCCTTCCTGCCTTCACGACGTTGGCCACAATGCTCAGGCGCTGGATCTTGTCGGCGTTACCAGGGTTGTACTTGCGAACTGGGATGTGAGCACGCTGCAGGTCTTGGATGAGCACGATACCCGCGGCCTTGTCCTCCACGAGCACCAAGTCAACACGCTTGGCGTCTTTGCCTTCACCGAACACGATCTCGTACTCATCGAGCACCTTGGGCTTGAGATCAGGGTACTGCAGCCGGTCTTGCCAGGCGTCGATGATCAGCACGCGCATGCCGCCGTCTTCTGGCTTGAACACACCGAATGTAACGCAGGCTGTCGGGTCGTTCTGCGTCTTCTCCGTAAAGGCGCAGTCGTAGGATTGGATGATGTACTCAAGCTTAGGCAAAGGCTTGTCTGCCGGCCAGAGCTTGAACCAATCACGGCGGACAATGCCGCCCTCCTCAGGGTCGATGATCTCAGCGTAGATCTCCTGCCTGCCCAGGTTCGTGCCTTCGTACTGCAGGATCTGCCGGCGGAAGTTCTCAGAGAGGTTGTCGAGGTTGGCATAAGTCGAAGCAGTCGTCAGTACAACGTCGTCACCCTCGCGGCCAATTAGATCCAGGATCAAGTCACGAGGCTTAGGCGTCGTCGTGCAGATCAGCCTGGTCTTCATGTCGGGCAGCTTCAAGCGCATGCCAAACTGAATCTGATCCCAGGCTTCTTGGATGTACTCCCAAGCTGCCAACTCGTCGAGCCAGCCGCCATGAAACTGCGGGCCACGGAAGCGCTCCGGCTCCGAGGCGGGTATGCCCTTGATCAAGCTGCCGTTGGTCAAGCGTAGCTCGTGCAGCGCTTTGTTGTAATCGGCCACTAGGACCGACGGAATGACCTGCAGGAGGCCCGAGTCACCCTCGAAGCATGTACTCCTCACGTCACTGCTCGTTGGAGCCGCTACGAGCCATCTCGTGGCTTTGTAGGACCATGCCCACCATGCAACCTGCTCTGCTG